GGGTTCCAAACTGTGTCACCACTGAGCCGTTATCTGACAAGTATCCTGCAGAATTTTGGATCTGTTTTCTAGCTATGGTGTTAGTGTAATCGGGAAAGAAAAGATACATAAAATTATCTGCATCCGCCCCTTCGGTTGTAAGATCCTGCAGAAAATTTGTATTAGAGTAAGTTGTCAGAGATCCCGATGAGCGGCCTGATGTAAGCGTGTATTCATAATTGTTCGCCGTAGTATTGCCATTTATTTCAATTTTCATACCTGCATCGGCCGCTTGATAGTAATTTTTAATAAGAATGTACAAATTTTTGTAAGTTCCCGTAATACTTGAAAACGTAACGTCCGCTACTCCGGCCATATCGGTAGAAGTGATAAGCGTAATACCACCGCTTGCCGCCGTTGCCCATTTTAATCCAGTCGCCTCAGCCGAGTCAGCGGTTAGCACTGTACCATTTGCACCTACGGCTAATCTAGCAAAAGTATCAGCTGCAGTACCGGCAACGAGATCGCCTTTAGCATCTATCGCGGTAGCCATTGAATTAGTAACTGTTACGGTACCGCTAGTGCCACCGCCTGAGATACCTGTACCAGCTGTAACGCCAGTAATATCACCTGCAGCATCAGTAACCCAAACAAAGTCCATATCGGTATTAGAGTTTTTAGCTAATACTTGGCCGCTTGTGCCGCCTTTAAGATCAAGTAGTGAGGCATCAATCGAATCACCGAGAGCCTCTATAGCTGTAGCGCCATCCTTTACTAGGTCGGTAGACGTAGGTACCGGCCATCCAAAATTAGGTGTAGTAGTTGCCATTAGGTTAATCCTCCAAAAGCGTTTTCCCATATAAGAGTAGCATTAACACCCGTCCAGATTAGGGAGGGTGGACTCACTGTATCCCATTGTGGCGCGACCAGTGAGAAATCTGTAGGGCTTAGCGTAAGGGTAAAGTCTACGTATGACGGCGTAGCTTTAATAGAAAATCCCTCGACAAAGCCATTAAATGAGCCATTAAACATATTGATCGGTAGGTCATTAACTACCATAGGCTGACCAAAAAAGGCATCTATGAGCTTATCTCGCTCGGCATTGGGTAGGGCTGAGTTATCAAGCCTAAAGGTGATGCTCTGTAACTGTTCTCTAGGGATCGCACGGAGCCCTAGCTCTCGATCCATCAAGTCATTTACATCCGCTAGGTTATGAAGGTTAGTAGTAACGCTGCGCTGATACCGGCCATAGTTAGCGATTGAGGTAGCATCGAGGGCTGTAGCTTGGTTAGCGTAGTTATTACCATAATTAAATACTAGGGAGTTACGGATCTTGCCGATCTGTAGGATCGATTTAACGGTAGACGGCGTAGCGTAATTAGCCGATATTGTCGTATAGCCGTTAGTGGATAGATATTGAGTACGGTGGTCGGTATCGGCGTAGCACACTCGCCCGGCCTTATCCTCGTATATCTGCCCTTGAGCGCTTTGTGCGATTTGAGCGCATAGGTTATAGCTGCTCGCCGGCTCAGCTGTACGAGCGATCATCTCGTAAAGGCCGGGCTGATCAATCTCGCCTAAGCCTACGTTTTCAGCATTAGCCCACGTAGTCGTAGGGTCGTAGTCAAACCATTGTAAAGCCGGTGCTACCTCAAACCACGAGTTAATAAGTAGCTCGTTAAGGATGTCGTAAATCTGATTGCCGTCCTCGTCCTTAGCCAAGGCATCCGGGAAAAGAGCTTTAGTGAGCTTAGCTAGAGATCCTACGGCCAATATATTACCGATTGTTATAAACCCAATCTCCTCAGGCGAGCGCACGGATATACCAAAATCGGATACCTCGCCGCCAAAAACGGGCACATATACTCCGGCGCTATTTTTAAGCTCTAGGGTTAGGCTATCGGTTACGTCTATATCAAAGGCCGAGTTATTTAGATTTACGATTTCCATACGAGCATAGCCGGCGTTGCACTGTAAATCGATGTCATCTCGACCCGTAGCCATATTGACCGATAGCACGTTATCGTAAACGGTGGTCCCTACGATTATTTTCCACTCGGGTAGCCAAGTACTCATACCGCATAGACCCCTGATCCTCGTGCTACTGAGGTACCTCTATAGGTTGATTGATTCAATATATCCTCGACGGCTCTAGCGATAGCCTCAGGATCTCCTACCCCTGTATTTACCGTGATTTCTACGTTTTGAGTAGAGGCACTTGTAATTGGGTTAAAGCCGTAACTAGCAAAAGGATCTGTGAGAGTAGGCATCGGAGTAAAGGTGGGATTTACCCCTGCTACTGCGCCGGCAAGTAAGCCGCCTAAAGGCCCATTTTTATCGAAAGAGCCTTGCGGTACACCTGCTACCGATGGTCCAGCACCTACACCATTTAACAAAGCGATATAATCTTTAAGAGCTTTATAACGCGCATTATCGGCATCCATTTGTGCCTTTTCTACTCGAGAGATCATATCGAGCTCGCTTGACTCGAGTAATAAATTAGCGGTAGTCGCTGCGCTTGATGTCTTACTAATAGAGGCTAGACGTGCTATCTCTGTAAGCTGGATCTGTACACGCTCGTTATATGACTCAGTAGCCGCTAATTTGCCAGCGGCCGTTATTGCAGCGTTATATTTCTTAAACGCCTCTTCACGCGCCAGCTCTTTATTACCCTCGGCCATTTTACTATCGTTAATGACTTTAAGCTCTGTGAGTAGCTGAGTATTTAGGGACTGTAGCGTAGCGTTACTAATCTCCTCGACACCGGCTAGGCGCTGCATATCGGCGTTTTTCTGGAATTTAGCGAGCTCGTCAATTTTCTTAAGAGCTGCCTCGCCTTTATCCTCCTCGATGAGCATAAGCGCCTCAAGGCGCAGTTTAGTCTCTTTGTCGTATGTAGCTTTAAGAGCTGCAGCTATAGAGATCCGCGTGCTATCAAAAACCGCAGCGGCTTTAGTAAGAGCTATTTTTTGTTTTTCTGCCTTGGCTGCCTTGGCAGCATCGGCCGCAATTTGCTTTTGACGTTTCGCAGCATCGGCCTCAGCTTTTCTACGCTTGGCCTCGTTTGGATCAACATAACCGGGTCCTAAAGCTGAGCTGGGATAACCGCCCATACCCGGAAGTGCTTTAGCCTTTTTACCATACTCGGATAGTAAATCTAAAACTTTAAGTGCCTGACCTGCCTGAGGTGCAAGAACTTCAAAAACACCTCTTGCTCCTCCGGCCTTACCTATAAGACCTGCACCGGGTAAAGATTTTAATTTTTCTCCTAAAACACCTATGCCATAAATGGCATCGCCAATATAAGTAGCAAATTCGCCCATAGAATCAGCTAGAGGTTGGATCGAATCACCTTCTCCGGCCAATAATGACAAACTATCAAGTAAATCTTTACCTATAGTTTCACTAGCCTCACCGGCGGCATTAGATAAAATGCCCATCTTTCCGGCATAAGTAGTTAAATATTGAGCATTAGCGCCGGTAAATTGTTTATTTAGTTTTTCTTGTATGTCGGCAAAATTCATCGTCTTAAGCTCGGCTTGAGTCAAACCTAATGAATATTTACGCAAGCCTCGAGTCTGCCCTACGTATGCTAGTGATAAATCGTTTACGACGGTTTCATAAGCGACACCGCTACCGGCGCTTATATCTAAGGCTTGAGTCAGTAACTCTGTGGACTTGGCTACTGAGCCCGTCGTGGTCAATAGTTTCTGCATTGATGGACGGAGCTGATCGTCGGTTACGCCTGAGGCGCGAGATAGCTGAGATATAAACTCCTCGATGCGTGGAGTCTCAAAGGCTAAGCCGAGATTTTTTACCGATATAGCTAAACGCGATGCGGCCTTTTCATCCTCCACAAATGCTTTAACGGCAGCCTTACCAAACTGGGATATTTTCTGCACACTAAAGGCAGCGGCAAAAGTGGCGCCTAATCTTTTAGCACCTTTTTCAAAGGCTCCGATTTGTTTTTCGCCTTTTTTAAGAGCTTTACCATCAAAGGTAGTAACCGCGCTTACGACTAAACTAGGTAGGGTTGCCATTATGCGGCCTTTCCGTATCGGCCTTGATTAAATGCAGCTATTGTTTTCTCTATAGCGCGGATGACTGCCGCTTGAGCTTTACCCTGATCCTCGTGCCAAGCTCTAAAGATCATACGGCCGCGCTCCTCGCGCTTATTGCCATAGAGAGGACCCATACGGCTTACAAAATGCTCGCCGGCTCCTGGGTTATTTGATCGATAGCCCTTACGGGATGTGGTCTCGGCGCGGCCGGCTGTCTCATAGATAGATCCGGCGGCAGATTTATTACCTACAAAGTAAAGAGCCCTCCAGCCGTTGCGATTCTTTTGACCGCCGGACTGTGAGTAGTAAATACCTTTTTTTACAGTAGCGTGATCGTAAAGCGGAAAGAGCCTCACTCGACCCTCAGTGTTAAAGTTTCTAAAAGCCGAGTTACGAGCTGTAATAGTTTTACCTACAGTGTTTTCGTTCCACGCATAAAGATTATCCGGCTGGGGTGATGGAGCGTACCCTCGAGCCTTATCGCGTAACGGGATCATTACTGCCTTAATCTCGGCGTTCATCTCTTTAAGTAATTCCGGATCTACTTTACGGATGGCCTTGATAGTCTGCTTAACGCCTCTTACTTCTATTGGCATATTGCTCGGCCTCCTTAGCTTGATCGTTTAACACTTGTATTAACATCTTATACATCTCTACATCGAGATCGAGCACCGATTGAGGCGAGATCCCTAACCGTATAGATAGCTGGGCTACCTGATAGGTTAGGGAGTCTCGCCCTAATCTAAAGGTTCGTCGTCGAGTACTTCCACCTTAACGAGAGTATCTAAAAACTCGGGTCCAAAAGGTTTAACTACTACCCCTGCCATTTTGAGGCACTCGTGCGCCAAAAAATAAAGATCGGTCTGTTTAGAGTCCTCAAGAAAAGCTCGGTGAAAGCCTTTCTTTACGTGCAATTCAAAGGCATATTCAATACGCGGCGTGATTTGATGCTCAGTAACCTCGCCGGTAACCCTTGTTATTTTGAGTTTTGCCATTTTTTGCCCCTTTTCTAATTTGTTATGGTGTGGTGTCTACGACGATAGGTGAATTACAAGTAAATGTAATCGATTGGCTACTGATGTCTCCGACAGCGCCGTTAATATCTGTAGTGTTGTTTACCAAAATAGTGCTCTGATATTCCGGATTTGTTGTAGATACGACTGCGTTAGTCTGCTTGAGTGTAATAGGCACTGTTGTACCCCACGCAGCTTGTAGTGCAGCTCGTACAGATCCGGCACCTGAGGCTAAATTATCGTTTAGAAAATCTAGCGTAATGGTTGAGGTCTCGAGGCCCTTGGTGTATTTTCTCGCGGTGTCCCCCATCGCAGAAATTTCAAGCTCCTCAAATACGCGGTTAATTGTTGCGCTCGTTACGTGATCGGATAGGTCTACGCTATTTAGTACGACCTGAACCCCGTTTGACAAGAATACGGCCATTGACCTATTCCTCGCTCTCTGTTGTTTGTGTAGTTGGTTTTTCTTTTGCTACTTTGATCGGTGCAGCTTCGTCTACGATCTGTCCGATCTTTCGCAAAAACTTTAGGTCATCCTCTGTATATGGCATTAGTTAGCTCCAGCTCGTTAGTACGGATATGTCAAAACTGGCAGTGAGTAAGGTACCGCTCTGTACTTCAAGTACTGAGGGAGCCGACATACCGCCAATATTCATTACAATATTTGATGCTGTAAGTTTATTAAAAACTGCTACCGCTAAAGTTTCTATACCGTTAAGGTTGCCGTGATTGTCCAGCATCGGCACGGTCATAATAATTTTAAGGTTCGCTAATGGCGAAATACTTGCATAAGAGTTATTACTCGGAGTGATGTATAAATCTGCCGGAGCGACGATTACGCTATTTGCCGTTATGGTTGGCGGTGGAAAACTGTAGGTATTCCAAACGTTCGCATTAGCTAAAGCTGTAGCGAGTGAGGCTCGGAGTGTAGTTATCGCGGCTGGCATTTATCCGACCATACTTCCGGGATTTTGGTATCCGGCGATGAGCCCTCTGATTTTGCCGATCATTGAGTTACCCATCCGATATGGACTGGGACTGAAACCATCTATCGTCACCCCTCCGGTGGCTGAAACCTGCCTTGATTGGAAAACATCGACCGCTAGTAACATCGCGGCCTCTCTTATTGCTGGCGTGGTCGCGTATGAGTTTGTCTTTGTATCTGCTCCTACAGCTGAACCATAAGGTAGTACGCGCTGAAAATTAACGTTAGCGCCGGTCTTGGCGAATTGGATAAAGCTGTAACCGTTAGGCCAATTAAAGTAAGTGTTATTCCATACGATCGATGGTAGCTGTGAGGTAGTGCCAGCTGACCAAGGAATAGTACCGGTAATTGTGTAAGTGCCGTTAAAGGTTGCGCCGCATCCACTCAAGGTTACAGACATCCCGGTACTAAAGATCATAGGGTTAGCGATCATCGCCGTAGCTACGTTATTTTGTAGCGTTACGCCTACTACTGGAGCTGAGTCAAACCATAAAAACTGATTAAGTAGATCCTGCGCCGTTTGACAGCACGTCTCGACTATATCGCTCGAATAAAGCGATTCTATTCCAAGATTCGCACGAAGCTCGGCCTCGGTCACGTAAGTCGCTGGCATCTCTACTCCAATCTTAAAAGAGGCCGGTAGGGCTCAAAGGGCTAAGAGCCCTACCGACTATTAGTTTTTTGCTTATGCCTTCAAGTATCTAACGATACCGTTAGGCATTTTTGCGATAGTTGCCATAAAGCCGTAGATCGCTACCTGTACTTGTAGGTTAGATACGACGTTTACGCTCATATAAGCCTGTGGGCTACGGTAAACCGTGAAAGCCTCAGGTGCCAAAATTAGCGCTGATGAGTCATCCACTGTGGTCTCTGTGAAGTTCTTGTCTACGTAGAGATCAAGTCCTAATACGTTACCGCGAATAGACTGTGGGCCTACCTGTCCGGCTGCGTTCATTGGCTGGATAGCGTTATAAATTGGTCTCTTTGTGGTATCTGTCGCGCCCATTAGTAGCTGCCATTGTGCGGCATTACCTACGTAGTTCTGAGCAAAGTAACCTGTGTTTTTGTAGATAGCAGCTGCAGCTTGTGAAGTAAACGCAATGACTCCATCGCTGTCAGCGGTTGTAGGTGTCGAACCTGTACTAGCTGTTAGTAGTGCATTTACTACGGCTGTATCGATAGTAGTTAGGTATGCGTTCTGTAACTGCTGTGTCAATTCCGCATAAAAATTTGGATCTGACCGCTCGAGGAGTTCGATACTAATGGTGCCCATACCGGAGTACTTCTGTACGGTTCCCGTTAGATACGCGCTCTGCATATCTGTATTAGATACTGCGCCGTTTTCTGCCTCTACTGTAACGGTTGGCGCTACGCCTGTACCGCCGCCAGCTGCCGTAACAAGTGAGGGCACATTTATGGTCATACCCTGTGCCGGTAAAACGCCTTGAGAACAAGCATCAATCGCAGGTGTACCAAAACGTGTATTAGTTACAAATTCTTGTAGGTACTGTGTCGGATTAAACGCAGGGTTTCCGGCAAAATCATCGGCTGCGGTTACGTAGAGCTTTGATTCATCGCTACCTAGTGCAGCTTTGATTTTGTGTTCTGTGTATGTAGCCATTGATGTAATAGGTGTGCGTACTCTTTGTGAGTCGAGTACGGATGGACGGATGATCTTACGAGCTGCCTCGACTTTTTCAGCCTCGGCCGGTGCATCTACCGGAGTATCGTCCGGTGTATTTTCTGGGGCTGTAGTCACAGCTTCCTCACTTTCGGTTTCTGTTTCGGTTTCGATCTCTACGATAGTCGTAGAAATAGTAGTAGTTTTTTCTTTTGTACTTGTCGCAGCTTCGAGAGCTGCACGAGCAGCGGCAATATCCGTTACTGATGCACTTGAAAAGGCGGCACTCTCGACGAGGCTTACCTCTTTGAGGACTGCAGCGGTAACGAGCAGGTAATCGCCCATAGGCTTAGAGGCGGTTACATCCACCCCTACGGATAAGCCTGAGACGAGATTTTCCTGCGCTAATACGAGTGCATCTTGTCCCCGAGTGCTACTCGAAAGCTTAAACGATCCGTACACACCATCTGTAGAGTCGCTAAACGAAATAGCGCGACCTACCGGCTTATCATTTTGATGCTGCATTAGTAATTTAATTTGCGAGGCTTCGGCATAAGTAATTGAGCCGCGCTCGAACATTACGGGTCCTGCGCTTGTATGTCCGATCTCGCCATACGGTGCAACGAGGCCCGATATGATCCGGCGCTCTGTATCTGCAGCTTGGATCTCTTGACTAAACGTTAGTAGCACTTGCATCTCCTAGCGGTGTGAGTGATTCCATTTCTCGAGCTTGATCTACATCGATCAAATTAAGGTTTAACATTTTTTCGATAACATCTAAACGTTCTTTTGCATCGACACGTAAAAACGTATCGTCGATCGCAAAACGCACCTGATTTTGACTATTTGTTATATCGTTCATTGAGAGCCTGTCCTCAATAGCTGA